AGTAGTGAAATTATCTCCACCCGTCGCCAAGGATGTTCCAGCCCTCCACCAGAACTCAAGCGTAAACGGCCCCGAGGCCACATCAAAAGCGCTATTGATGTTGTCAAATCTCCAGCTTGGCCCTTCTAGCAATTCTGCATACGGTGCCTGCAGCGCATTGACTCCTTGGAAAACTACAGTTTCGTAAGGATCGGCCAACTCAGAAACCGTAACGCCTTCAATCGTTACCTCCGGCGGCGGCTCATCGGGATACCAGATCACCAGCTCTTCTGGCGGTGTCGACGGCACAAAATCAACCGTCAACGTATTCAAGAACGAAACATCCGTGAACCCACCTTCCCAGTCTGTGAACTCCACCGTCGCCCGGTAGGTGAGCTGCTCAGCCGGATCCTCAGCCGCTGGCGGGAAGTCGCCTTCGCCAAACGAGATCACGAATTGCCCCTCAAAGATCCGGTTGCCCGGCGGCACGGGCACACCCTCGGCCTCCGCGTCCCATGGCTCAGCGATCTCGCCAGTAAATGAAACGGTCGGCAGGCTTTCAGGCTGCGGGTTTGCCAGCTGGCCGCCGGGCAGCAGGGCCACCACGGACGTGCTGGCGATGGTCACATCTAGCGGGCCCAGGTCTTCCCGTGGCGCCCGCCCGGTCGGCGCCAGGCGCATCGCAACCGTGAGCGTGGTCTCATCCCACGTCGCGCTGTGGAAGTAAATCCCGGCCTCGTACTCAGCCAGCGGGTCCACCTGGTCATCGGCCTCCTGTTCTTCCTTCGCTTCCTTCACCTTGATGATCAGCTCCTCCACCAGCTCCGGATCGAAGTCCAGGTCCAGGTCTTCCTTGATCACCTCCTTCACCGGGTCATCAAGCAACTTGATCAGCTCCTCATCCTCTAGGTCACGGACAATATCCGCCAGCTCTTCATCGGTGAGATCTCGGGCCTCATCCGCCAGCTCTTCATCGGTGAGATCTCGGACTTCCTCAGGGGTCAGCTCCTCAAACAGCTCCTCCAGCTCCTCATCGGTCAGGTCTCGGATCAGGTCGGCCAGATCCTCATCGTCCAGCTCGCGAACGAGATCAGCTAATTCTTCATCGGTGAGCTCCCTAAGTTCATCTGCTACGTCATCCTCTAGGTCGTCGATGATCTCAATAAGCTCGTCATCGGTGAGATCATCAATGAACTCATCCAGCTCCGCATCGTCAATCAGGTTGTCGTCTGCTGGCTCATCAATCGGATAATCCTCCTGGTCGATCTCAACATCACCGCCGCCCTCGATCGCCGGATCCTCGGGGCCGGGGGTGATCGTGTCATCCTCGCCATCCTCGGGAACGGTGGTGTCGCTGGCGGAGTTCAGGTCGCAGCCTTCACCTGTCAGGCCTGAGGGGAACAGCACGCCGGACACCGTGGCGCTCATCACGTCCAGCGCGATCAGGCTGCGCAGCTGGTTGTCCATCGGCAGATGGTTGGCCTCATACACCACCTCCCCAGCCAGCGTCCGCTGTATCCGCTCGACTTCATAGATCCGGTCGTGCAGCGTGCTGCCGCCGTCTTCCGTGGCGTGCAGCAGCCGAACCCGGATGATGCTGCCCTGCTCCAGCGTTGAGGTGTGCAGGCCAGGCCGCGCCCTGAACCGGATCGAATGGCTGCTCCTGACCCGCTGGGCCAGGATGTAGGCGCCGATCCTGACGGCGTGCTCTTCCCTGGTGCAGAACTCGGAAAGGTCGTGCGACTCGTAGGGGCCATTCGCCGCCGTGCCGTCGTAGCGAACCTCAGAGGTTCGCACCACCCCAATGTCGGACTCGTTCTGCTGCCGCCAGATCACCTGGCATACAAAGGGCTGGCGACTTGTCCAGTCCACGTACTGAATATCTACAGAGCCGGGAATGATCGTGTCGTAGTCGAAGACGTAATCAATCGCCAGCGCTGTTGTCTTGATTGTGTAGTCCTCGTTAATCGGCAGCAGTGGCTTAAGCCCTACCTTGCCTTTGCTGGTAACGGGCCTTAGCAGGTGATACCGTCCCCATGCTGTTACCAGCTCGTCATAATTGACGGGCTTGGTAATCCAGCAATTGGTAGTGATGTTGTTGGCGTTGAGAAATCGACTTGCCGTCTGAATCGAGGCAGTGTCAATCAGTGCCGCCGGAATCCTGGCGCTGTTGACCATCATCCAGTAAGCCAGGTCAGCGAAGCTGTCGCTCGACACATTCGACTGCGCGTCGGCCCATCTGTACACCTCGATGCCATCACGAATGAAGGCGTGAACCTGGCGATTCCAAACGTCAAACCCATTGGGAATCGTCACCTCAAACGACATCGTGGTCATGCCGTCATAGGTGCCGACTGACCCGCAGAAGTTGGACGCCTCGGGTTTGTTGAATCCCGTTTGAGGAACGATCGCGTTTTCGGGAATCCAGCTGCCGGCGCGGCGATCGTAGGTCTGCTGGAAGCTGCCAACCCGGCACTGGCGTTGGAATACATCCCGCACCTGGATGTCGCCGATCCGCCCTTCACTCAGAACCAGGTGGTAATACGCCGTTACCGCGTTGTTGACGTCGTTCTCAAACCGGCATTCAGTGGCCCGTGGGCTGATCAGGATTCCACCTGCGCCCGATCGCCTGCGGGCGAACACGATGGGCACCGGATCGCCGATGGCGTGCGCCTGCTGGGGAACATTCAGCGGGCTGCTGCTGTCGGCCCCAGCGCTGTATTTCCGGCGGGCGGCCAGCCTGGCCTGGGTGCGCCGGTTGACTTCCCATACGGCATCATCGAAGAACACACCCCCGCTCATAACCTGGCCCCCACTCCCATCAGTCTCGTTGTCAGTATCCGGGGCGGTACGGTTGCGCCAACCGGCGCCAGGGCAGTCCCCAGGCTCAGCGTGATCGAGGTGCCCGTAGACCGTGCGCTGACCGCTTGGCCATCGAACTGAGCGATCAGCGTCATTCCCACAGGTGGGCCGCTTGCCCCGGCCACCGAGTCAAACTCGTACATCCGCAGCTGGGCCAGCCAGCCGGCGGCGAGGGCCTGGTCCACGGCATCGGAGACGGTGGACGTGGCCGGCATGACGATCGCGATGTTGCGCTCAGCGCCCGGGTCGCCGTCGCTGATTCCCGGTACATCGAACTGGACGTGATCCCATTGGAAGGTCTCAAACGAAACCGTCCCAGACCAGTACATCTGCCACCGCGCACGGACGACGTTCCCCAGATCAGAGAACCGCAGCAGCTGCGCCTGTGCCCTCATAGTCCCCCCAGCGCCAGCCTGGCCTCAGGTCTGCGCAGGTCGTCAAACACCCGCTCAGCCACCCGCTGCAGGCCGCGTTCAAAGTCATCCACCGAGACCCAGCGGGAGCCGTCCGCCTGCTGCAGCACCGGGCCGGTGGTGATGTTGATCTGAGCTCGCCGGGTTGTGGTGGAGCCCGCGTCGCTGGCGGCGGTGGAGGGGATCACGTCCGCGCCGCGCTGCCCCGCCAGGAACCGGGAGCTGGCGGCCTGCATCTTGGATTCGGGAATGATGTACTCGCGCTCCCCGCCCTCGCCCACCATGGCCAGTGTGGGGCGGCTGACGATGCCGCCTTCGGCGAAGGCGGGAACAGTGATGGTGGGGATCAGCGGAATGTCAGAGCCGGGCAGTGCATTGAACGCCTTGATTAACCGGTTGATCAGCCCCGCCACGGTGTTGATCCGGCTGGCGACGTACTGCAGCATCCCGCGCACCGCGCTCTGGATGCTCTCGATCATTCCAGTCCAGATCCCCTGCACGAAATCGGCCACGCTGCGCATGGCGCGGGGCATGAACTCGATCACGGTTTGCCATGCGCTGGCGATCGGTTCAGCGACGTACTGCCTGAACCCCTGCCCCAGGCTGTTCCATGCGCCAACGATCGCGTTGCTTGCGCCAACCATCAGATCGCCGATCGAGTTCATCAGCGCCACCCATGCGTTGCTCACGGGCCCAACCAGGTAGGTATTGAACGCCTGGGCCAGCGAGTTCCACGCCGAGTTGATCAGCTGCACCACCGACCGGATGGCCGCATCCAACCCCTGGGCCAGGGCGGTCCACGCCCGCTGAATCGGTGCCACGACGTAGGTACTGAAACTGTCCGTGATCGCGTCCCAGCTGGTGCGCAGCAGGCCCGCAGCAGCGCTGAGCAGACGGGGCAGCGCCTGCACCAAGGCGGCCCAACCGGCTTGAATCGGTTTCACCACCAGCTCGCCGAACGACTGGGTCAGCGGCTGGAACACGTTGGAGCGCAGCCAGTCAACCGCTGCCGACGCCGGCCGCCGAATTAGGATTTCCCACAGCGCCATCCATGGCCGGATCAGCAAGGTGTCAACCACAGCCCAGGCGACCTTGAGGCCTACATCAAAGGCGGTGCGCACGAAGCCGAAGTAGGCAGTCACCGCACCCCTCAATCCATCCCAGACGCCAGCCCAGAATTCACGGATGGGCTCACCCCACTGCCACAGCGCCTGTAGACCCTGGCCAATGGCGGGCCCCAGCCAGGCGAAGAATCCGGTTACCACCTCTTTCACTGCATCCCATGCGCCGACCCAGAACTCACGGATCGGCTCGCCCAGATCCCAGAGCACCTTGATGCCGTCAACCAAGGCACCTGCGAACCATGCGAAGAACGAACGGATGGCGTCCCGCGCTGCGGTCCAAGCGCTGACCATGAACTGTGGGATCTGCAGTGCCCATGCGCCGATG